AGGATAGACTTGTATAGTACTCTAAACCAGCAATTCTATCTTCAAGTTTTCCAATATCAAGCATTGTATAACGCTTGTTAGCCCTGAACTCAATCGTTACATCAGTATCTACATCATAGACATATGGTGCATATGTAATTGTTGCTAGTTCAAAAGATCCATCAATTGCTTCTGGTAGAACTGGACGTTCTGAAGAAACACCCTTTGCAATAGTAAATGTATTGTCCTGATTGAGGAATAGTCTATCAATTCTTCCCGTATAGAAACTATAGTCTAAAACAATATTTTCATCAGAAACAATCACATTTGGAACAGTTTGTCCAGATCCACCAAAGTTTCTTGATGAGAATTCAAATGGTGATAATGTTCCACTATAGTCTGCTACTCGTGGTCTAAAGTCAATAACATCAGTATTTCTTATATTATTGAAACTTTGAATATTTTCATTATAATCTGGATAACTATTGGTTGTAATAATTTCACCATTATCACTAGAATTGATGGTAAAATAATCAAAATATACCTTGAGTTGTCTCGATGGTTCTTGTGATCCAGACTTTCTGATTAGTCTACCAAAATCATAATATTCAAGTCGCTGACCTGTATCAAAACTGAAATTATCTAAGATGTTTGGATCTCCTAGATTGATTTGTGAAATATTAGCAGTTACTCCACTTTCTTGGAATATGACTTGTTCAGTTTCAATAAAACTCTGAATATTTTTGGTAATATAGTAAATTTCATTGGTGCCTGTTTTACCAAGAACCATTGCCGAAGCACCAGAAGTATTACCAATTAGAATTTCACCAACAATTAAGTCCAGATTAGTTCCATTTGGACCATTTAATGATGAAAGAACTAAACTTGGAACTGTTGGAGCACTATTCGTTGATGACTGAAATACTGCATGAACATTGACAACATCAGCAACATCTAGAGAAATTTCTTTGTCTTGAACACGCTTACCATAAGCGTTATTATGACTTAGACCATCACTAACTCCAGTTGAAATACCAGAGTAATTGTATTTTGAACCAGTAACTGTAACTGACGCTGCACGATTTAGAACTTTATTCTTAGATGTAACTTTTGATTTTTGTTGAGTTGTTACTGCAACCACTCCAGTCTGACTTGTTTTAGATAATCCAGAAATAGTTGCACCCTTACCACCATTTGTTAGTTGGAATTGATCTGAAGTTAGTGGTTCAACTGTTCCGTCCATGTAGAAGATTGAATATCTTTCTTCATCAAATGGAGCATAAACAAAATCAGTTCCTGCTAAAGATGGTAAATCTAGTGATCCTAAAGATGATGAACTTCTATCTCTATATTCTTTTCTAATAAAGATATCTGAAGTTGTTAGATCTACACTTTCAATATTTCTGTTGGGAAACTCTGCATACATAAATCCAGAGTTTGAATTTCTGATCTTTGGTGCAACAACAAGGAGACCAGAAACACTGACTGATGCAGGAGGTAAAGTTCCAGTTGCAACTCCAACAACATTGGTTACTGCTTCAACAGTCAAACTTTGTGCTGTTGGTGTAATAGTTTTTACTCTATTATAAACAGTTCCTGATACATCAGTTCTAGCATATGAAACAATATCACCAGTCTTGATACCTACAGTCCAACCACTTGTAGAACTGGTAACAGTCGAAACACCACCCGATCCAGAAGTAATTGTAAATGGTTTTGCTCCAAAGTTGATCTTTGGATCTAAAACCGTATCTGCACTAAAAGTTGTAATACCAACTTCAGATCTCACTGATCTTACATCAGTAATATCAAATTCTAGTACTTTAGTAATAACTCTACCATTTTCAATTCCATTGACAAGAATTGCTTCATCAACAATGAAATTGCCAGACGTTTGATGAAGAGTTAGAATACTTCCAGATACAGATCTTAGGTATCCCTTAGCACCAGAATTTTTACCTTCAATCAAGGCAGGAGCACTAATTGATAACGATTGATTTAGAGTAATTTCTGTGTCAGTTTGAATATCATAAAGGTATAAATCAAACTGAGATGCATTATTAGTATAATCTGTATTTGTACTCTTGTAATCATATACTCGTGCTCTACCAACACTTTGCCCTGCGGTAGCAGCTTTGTTAGATCCAAGTCTTTGACTACGAAGATCTACAGATCCAGTTGTTGCAAGACCAACGCTTGCACCACCATAAACATTATTTACTCTGAGAAGATTTCCTGCTTGGAATGGAATTCCAGTACCTAAAACAGTTGTAGTTTCTCTTGGTTTTTCTACATCTAAAAAAGTTGTTCCAACAGTTTCTACCTCATATCCTCTAACATATGCTTTTCCTGGACCAACTTGAATTTCAAGTAAATCTTTGGATGGTTTATTTCCTTGATCTGTATTTTCTTCTGAAAAGAAAACACCAAATGTTGAATATCTATCGTTTAGACTTTCCTTTGCCTGAAGATCAAACTGTTTGACATAATAATCTCCACTTTCATCATAAGTTCTTCTTGCTAGTTCCTTAGCGATTTCACTATAAACAGTTTTATTGATGATTTTTCTTACTTCACCATTCTTTACTCTGAATAATTCAATAAAGTTTTCATCTTGATAATCTTCTAAGTCTTTTTTGATCAGTGATAAACTAATCTTTAGTCTATCTGCACCAGGAGCAGTATAATTTGAATATCCTTGAGCATTATCATAAAGTGATGGATCATCAACAGCACTGATGATCTCTTCGTTTACAAAAAATCCAACTCTATATGATGGAGTGTTTGAATATTGATCAAGAATAATTGTTTCGTCACTTACTGCAATAAATGCTCCTCTTGCAAAGAATACACCCTCAGTTACAGAGAATGAAGATCCTGTCGCAGTGGCATTTGTAAGAACACATGTTGCAAAATCAGATCCAGCAGCAATTGTTGTGGATCCGTAAGAAAAATCGGTGAGCGTTACTAGATTTTCACCATTAAGGAACTGATCTGTGCTATAATCCTGTTCTGATGATTTTTGATACTTTACGTATAAAGTAGTAACACCTTCAATAGATTGCGTTTTGGATAATACTTTTTTTACAACCGCAGTAATACCAGAAGTTTTTCCTTGGATTGTTAAACCAATCAATTGATCATAGTAATTTTCAACTGATATTCCAAAGAAAGTTGGTTCTAATTTTACTGCATAATATCTATCATCATATGCAATAGAACCAGGAATTACTACTGATCCTTCCTTGAAAAAATGCTTACCAAACTTCTCAACCTGATCTTGAAGAATTGACTGTAGAGTTGTTAGTTCTCTAGCCTGGATTGGAACACCAGGTTTGAAGAGCACCCTATTATAATTCTTCGCTTGATCAAAGTCATCATAATATGGATTGGTGTTGAGGTTAGTGTTTTGTGGCATCGGATCAGAATTCTAATACAATTTTGATATCTTCTCTTTGGTTTGTAGCTCTTGTTACTTCTGGTCTATTGTCAACATAAATGATTTCGCCAGAATATTCTTGAATTTCTGGTTGTGCAAGACCACTATTGAAAGTTTGACCAAAGTAATAAGTTTTTGAGTTGACCGTTGTTGAAACGCCAGTAAATGTTGTCTCAATTCCTACGGTTTCAGTGCCAGTAGTCGTTGTTACAACTACGTTTACACTTCCTCCTGTCCCTGGGGAACTTGTAAACTTATTTAGACGGTATCCGTAAGTTGGTTTTGACCCTGTTGAACTATCAGTAGCAAGATCTCTATCTTGCCAGTATCTTAGAATTTTTGTAATTGGATCATAAGAAATAATTTTTCCAACTGCAGTTGATCCAACTCCAATAGTCTGTCTAACTTGTCCATCAACAGATACACTCATTGTTGTTGTAGCAGCACCAGTCAAACGGAGACCATATACACCAGATGCAGAAGATGCTGTCAATAGATTTGAAGTTCCATTGATTAAGGGATTTTTGATAACTCCAATTCTTGCAAATTGATTTCCTGTTGGAAAATCAGGATTTGTTACATCACTATTTTCAATTCTAGAATAAATTAGAACTCTGTTAGCACCAAGTTCTTTATCAACATCTGCACCATGCCCTCCAGGAGGAGGAATAATTACGGAAAAACTTGCACCAGATCCAGTAACAACACTATCAAGATCTAGTGTAGCAAAAGAATATCCAGTTCCACCATTGGTTACTGTTGCAGTTGTTGGTTTTCCATCAACAAAGGTAACTGATGCTAATCCATCTTGACCATCACCCTTGATCGGAACATTATTTTTTGTTCCACTAAATTGATATGAAGCGGAACTTACACTTTCAATAACAACAACTTCAATTCTCCCATTAACTGCAGCATTTCTTACATCTGATACATCTGAGTTTGTTTTCCAATTGGCTGGTACAGGAATATACTCAACACTATCGAACTTAATAATGTCGCTTGGTTTGATTGAAAATAGATA